CCGGAGAAGGCTGAAAAAGCCTCGCAGGGAAGCAAGGCCAAACCGGTCCCCGTGGACGCGCCCACGGCCGCTGCTTAAGCAGCCAAATCGGCCAAGCCTTGATGGCAACGGCAACGAAGCGGGGGGCTGTCTCGGTCCCCCGCTTCTCCCTCTCCTAAGGAGAACGCAATGTACGGCACGATCTCGGACTTCAGGGCTTACGCTACCTTGCGCGGGAACTCCCTTCCTGCTTCGTCTTCTGATGCACTCGCCACGGCCGCTTTGGTTCGCGGCTCAGATTACATTCGCACTCGCTACGTTCTTCGCTTCGTCGATGGTTACGACGATACGCTTGAGGAAGTCGAGGAAGCGACCTACATCGCTGCAGCTCGCGAGTTGCTCAAGCCGGGTTTCTGGAGCAAGTCTTATTCTCCTGGAGAAGCCAAAGCTCTCGTGCAAGTCGATTCCTTGCGTTGGCAGGTGCTGGACAAAGCTTCCGTCGGCTTGATTGGCGCAGACACAATGACTCCGGTTGATGGTATGATCGAAGCACTTCTCGGTCGCTATATCAGCACCGGCCTCTATGCGCATTTCGTGATCTGATGTCTGGCGCAGAAATAGCAGCTGAGGTGGCAGCCGCTCTGGCCGAAGCCGGGGAAGCTACAGGCGCTGGCCAGCTTATCTGCTCTCTGCGCAAGAGGACAACCACTGCTTCAGGTGACTGGGATGTAGACGACGAGTACTCGATCTCTCCTGTCACTGCAGTGCAAACCATGCGCAAAGTCCGGGATAATCTGGGCATGACCGAACGCAGAGAGAAGATGCTGCTTATCGAGGCTACCGGGGTTGCGGTTCCAGCCAAAGGCGATCAGATTGCGGTTGGTGTTTTGCCTGAGGACGTTGACGATAATACCGCTTGGGACGTCCTGGGCGAAGTCGAGACGCTGGAACCGGGCGGAGTGGCTCTGATGTACAAAGCCATGGTCGCGTCGTGAGCCAGTGGACTCAATTATCCAAGCTCATCAGAGAGCTGGAGCCTAAGATAGCCGACGAGCTTGTAAGGGCTATCGAGGCTCATGCGGCCGCGATCGACATCCCAGCCCTGATTTCAGCCTTGACTAAGAACGACGTAGAAGAAGCCATCAGGCTCGCTGCGATCAATGCCCGGCCACTGTTCCCGTTGACGGAGCTGATCCGCTCATCTTACGTGAACGCTGCCATCCAAACGAGCACAGAGCAGCGGGGGGTGATTAGCGGAGAGTTTGGCTTCAACGGCCGCAGCCCTGCTGCTGAGTCTTGGGTCACGCAGAACGCAGCTAGGCTCGTGACCAACGTAAGCGAAGAGAGCAAGCTGGCAGTAAGGGATCTGGTCCTTAATGGCTTAGAGCTCAACCGCACTCCTGAGTCTGTCGCAAGAGATATCGCTGGTCGCTTGGTGGGCAACAAGAGAGTTGGGAGCATCATAGGGTTGACCGTCCCGCAGACGCGAGCCGTGATCAATGCTCGTGCGGCTCTTGCCGAAGGGTCTATGCGCTATTTTGAGTATCGCCTCAGGGATAAGAGATTCGATTCTCTCGTGCGCAAAGCGATCAAGCAAGGCAGGAAGCTTACAGCGGCAGAGATCAACAAGATCTCAGGAGCTCACAAAGAGAAGTCCCTTTCTTACCGCGCCAAGGTCGTGGCACGGACCGAGAACCATAAGTCGATGGCTGCAGGTCGGCATGAGTCGTATCGCCAGATGCTATCTTCCCCCGGAGTGGAAGGTATCACGCTTCGTTGGCAGCACAACTTGTCTATGGAGCCAAGGATCGAGCACGTCGCAATGAACGGCCGGGTGATCCAGTTTGATGAACGCTTCCTGTTTCCTGACGGCACGGCAATGAGGTACCCCAATGACGAGTTCGCTCCTGCGGAGCACGTCATTGGGTGCCGTTGCATCGCGGTCTACAAAGTTCAAGTCGAGAGAGGCTGACGGTGGAAACCTTCTCTGCTCAAGTCGCCGGTTGGAGAGACAAGACCCTTAAGAACCTGCGCTATGTTGCGATCAACGCCATCCAAGACGTTCTGGAAGCTGCGCAGACGCCTCAACCCGGCGTTGCCCGAACCGGTGGCACCTTTATAGAAGGCCGCATTCCCGTCGTAAGCAGCGACCTCATCAACAGCCTTAGCTCAGGGCTCAACGGCGGCGGGGGGCTAAAAGGATCTGCTTCTTACGTCGCCGTTCTGGCTGGCTTAGAAGTAGGAGATGTAGCGACCTTCGAATGGCTTATGCCTTACGCCATGAGAATCGAGAAGGGTTTCGTCGGCACTGACTCTCTGGGTCGATCCTTCAACCAAGCAGGACGCCACTTCGTTGCCAAGAATGCAGCCCGGTTCCAGAGCTTCGTGGACCAGAGAGTGAAGGAGATCTCAGGATGACAGAGAAGGAGATCTCTGAAGCTCTATGCCGCAGGCTCGTCGAAGAGCTGCCTCTTCGTACCGTCCTCCTAGAGAACCGAGACAGCTTGCCTGCCAGACCTTACGTAGTCGTGGAGTTGGTTAGGGTCGGCAAGACTGACTCAACCCTCAATGGAGGCAAAGCTATTCATCGAGGCTTCTTGCAAGCTACGGTGGTCAGCAAGCTAGATGTCTTCGCTGGAGAAGGCTTAGAGATCGCAGAAGAAGTTGCTGCAGTTTTCCCTTACGCCTTGCGTTTCTCTGCAGGCGACGGCCAAGTCGTTATTTGGAAACCGCCTCAAGTTGAGCAAAGCTTCAGAGACGGGCCAGATTGGAGAACCCCGATCAGGGTAGATTACGAGGCATCCCAATGAGAAAGAAGCCGGAGACTAAAGTTCGGGTTTGGCATCCCGGATACCAAGCTTTCGCTTATCCCGTCAAGAAGGATCTAGCGAAATGGGAAGCTGCGGGTTGGACCCCAGCTCCCGAGATTCCCGATCAACCCAAGACCGACAAGAAGGATTGACATCATGACCAGCTATATCGGCTCCACCATCTTTGTCGCCGCTGGCGTTCCGGCCACGTTCGACAAAGCAGGCTACGAAGCTCTTACTTGGACTGCCGCACTTGGCGTTCAAGTCGTCCCTGTCCCCGGCTGGGATACTTCTCTGATCGAAGTTCCTGACCTGACTTCGGGTATCACCAAAGCTGACAAAGGCGCATCAGCCGGTCGCGAATCCGAGATGGCCTTTCGCCGCATCGAGGCAGATGCAGGCCAGATTGCTCTTGCTGGCTACGCAGCTCCGAGTGCGATCTCCGAGCACAGCGTGAAGATCGTGGAGCCGACTGGCACCAACACCCACGTCTATATGTCCGGCCTGTCCTACAACTTGGCCGAGAATCCCGGTGACAGTGAATCCCATCAAGGCTTCACCGTCACCTTCCGGCAGAACTACGCTCACGTTCGCACGACGGCACCGGCTTGAGGATCTGAAGGATGGATTTCAACAAGTTCGATCAACGCGGGAAGGCAGAGATTGGTCAAGCCTTCCCGATCCTTCACCCAGAAACCGGAGAGCCGATCGGCGAAGGAGATCGAGTCAGCAAGTTCATCTTGCGTGGACCTTCTGCTCCTTCCGTTCAAGAAGCAGAGAGGAAGAGGCAACTCGCTGCGATGGTCTCAGCCACGCAAGACCAACCTTCCGCTCCTTCCACTATGGGAACGGCTCACGACGAGTTGGTTGAAGCTGCAGTACCCTTCGTTGTCGGCTTCGAGAACGTTGAGCTCGACGGCAAACCTGCCACTGCAGCAGACGCTCGCCGGTTCCTCAACTTGACCTTCCCCCGGATGGACAAAGATGCAGACGGCAAGCTCTTCATCGCCAACAAGACCTTCGCTCAGCAAGTGCTCTTGCGAGCGTCTGAACTTGAGAAGCTTCTGGGAAACGTCTAACCGCGCTCACGCTCTGGGCGCGGCAACTCGGATGGCTTCACGCTAAGCCGGGCAAATCAGACAAGAGCAGGCAGGAGGAATTCAAGCTCATGGGCATGGTTCCTCCGGTTCCTGCCGTCGGCTCTGCTCAATATCTTCTCGAAGCCTTCTACCAACTCAGGTTTGCGACCGCAGACAGCATGAGCGGGGGGTTGGTTCCTCAATCATGGAGCGAAGTGCGACACTTCGCCGAGGCCACTAGGCTCGTCAGTGAACCTTGGGAGCTTGTTGTTCTGTTTGACATGAGCTGGGGCTACGTTAACGAGTTTCAGAAATCCTCTGATGCTTTCCGCATCTCGCCGATGGAGAGATCTTGATGACCGACTTCTCTACGCTTAAGCTGGTTGGAGATACGTCAGGCCTGAAGCCGGTTGCTCCTGCTTTGGACGCCGTCGTAGCCAAAGCCACCAAAGCTGAGGCGGCAGTTAAGAAGCTTGGCACCGCTACCACTGCTATGGGAGCCGGTGCCAAGAAAGCAGCGGCCGACAATGCGATCGTTTCCAAATCCCTTGACAGGGTTGAGGTTGAAGCGGCCCAAGCTACCGTTGCGCTCAATACCACGAAGACTGCGCTTAATGGCGTTGGAATGGCCAGCAAGAGCACTGGAGGCGCAGTCGGAAACCTCGGAGCTCAGGTCTTCGATATCAGCATGATGATACAAGCGGGCCAAAACCCGTTTGTCACCATGCTGCAGCAAGGCTCTCAGGTCGCTCAGGTCATGGGGCCAATGGGAGCCGCTGGGGCAGTCAGAGCTCTCGGAGCTACCATGCTTTCTCTAGTTAGCCCGACCAACCTTGCAATCTTTGCGCTCATCGGCGGCGTTTCAGCTTTGTATCAGTGGGCAACGGCTTCGGAAGAGGCTGAGACCAAGATCAAGACTTTGGCCGATATCCAAGAAGAAGCCGCAGAAGCTCTGGCTGTGTGGAAAGAGGCTTCTGAAGCCGCAGGAACAAGCCTCTCGTCTTTGACAGAAAACTACGGTCAGTTTGCCGATGAAGTTTCCAGAGCCAATGATGTCCTTCTTGAGTCGGCTCGCCTGCAAGCCGAAGCCGCTCTAACAGCGGAGATCGACAAGGCTCTGGAAGGAGCTTACGGCTTCCAAGAGGCAATCGCCGCGACTTCTGATGCCATGACAGGCTTCATCACCGAAGGCAGCGAAGGCTTTGATTACCTCAGCAGCAGGTTTGGTTTGTTCGGAGAAGAAGCCGAACGCGTCAGAGTTCTCATGGTTGAGTTGAATGACGCAGAAGGCTTCTACAATCAAGCTGCCGCAGCCGATGCACTGAACGCTGCTTTGCTGGAGATCTACGGCTCCTATGGCGCAATGCCAGCGGCCGCTCAAGCAGTAGCAGACGCAACTGCAGAGATCACCAAGCGTGCAGCAGAAGCAGGAGTTGAGCTTGATGCTCTTCCTGCAATACTTGCGGCCGCAGAAGTAGCAGCGAATGCAGCCGCAGCCGCAGTCGGTGGCATCGGCGCAGCTGCAAACAATGCTTACAACGCTGTCGCGAGCTTGGTTGGCAAGATGAGGGAAATGGCTGGCGGCGTGCAGAAGGTCAAGAACCAAGGCCTCGCTTCGCAGTACGCATCTTACGGAGCCGGTCGCGTAGCTGGAGAGCAGCTGTTCAGGGAAGCTGGGTCATTGTACGGCGGAGACGGCCGCATTGATATCGAAGGCAAAGGCGGAGGAGGTGGAGGCGGAAGAGCAGCTGCAACTTCCGAAGCAGAAAAGCAAGCTCAAGCTATCGATAAAGTTGTAGCTAGCCTTCGCGGAGAAGTTGAGCAGATCGGAATGACGGCAGAGGCGCGGCGTCTTCATCAAGAACTGCAAAAGGCTGGAGTATCGATCTACAGCGAAGAAGGTCAACAGATTGCCGCGCTGGTTGAACAGCTCATCGAGCTTGAAGCAAAGCAGAAGCTGGTCGCAGAGACGATGCGCGGGATCGAGAACGCAGCTCAAGGCTTCTTCGTGGGCGTGCTGTCTGGAGCCAAAGACCTGAAATCAGCAATCGGCGACTTGCTCCGAGAGCTTGGCAACTTGCTCCTCAACCAAGCCTTTAAGATGCTCTGGGGCGGTGCTTCTGCAGGCGGAGCTGGAGGCGGGATTGGAAGTTGGCTGGCTGGGCTCTTCGACGCCGGGGGGCACATCCCTTCTGGAGCTACGGGCATAGTCGCAGAAAAGCGGCCAGAGTTTGTCGACGGCAAGTTGGTGACCAGCCCAACTCTGGTGAAAGGCCCGGCCAACGTAACTGGTGGCGCAGCGACCGGAAGATTGCTTGGTCGTGCACCTGAGATGCAAGTGGCGATGAAGCGTCAAACTCAACCTTCAGCTTCTCTCGCCCCCCGCGTGACTGTTCAGCCTGCTCAAGTGGTGGTTCTGGACGATCCTCGTAAGATCGATGCATGGCAGCGTAGCCCTGCAGGAGAGCGTACCGCTGCATGGCAGAAACGCAGGATGAACAATGGCTGAAGTTTGGCGCTGGTGGCCGCAATCGGTTCAAGAAACTCTTGAGTTCGAAACCGACGTACGCATGGCTCGATCTGCAGAATGGCGAGACAGCTTGAAGGATGCGACTCAGTTCTTCACCCTGAGCCATATCCTTCCTGTCGCTCAAGCCGAGGCGATGATCGAAACCGTACGCGCTAATGGCATCGGAGAATGGTTGGTTCCTGAGTGGCCAAACGCCACCATAGCGGCCGCTTCGCTGTCTCTCGCTGCGACGGTCCTGCCGGTTGCTGTACCGGCCGCTTACGTTGTCGGGCAAGCAGTCTTCATCGGAGTCGGGCCGGAGGCTTGGGAGCAGGGAGAGGTAGCCAGCGTAGGCGTAAGCGACATCACGCTGGCTGCAGGGCTGGGCGCAGCCTATACCGGCTCAGCAAGCAGGCCTCTGGTTATGGCTCCGTTGGTTCGCTGCATCGCTCCGGGAGGAGTGGACTTCCAGAGCACCTTCTCAGCTCAAGGTTTGTCTGCTCGCTTCATGGCGCTGGACCCGAAGGATCTCGCAGCCAACCCTTACCCGACTCACTCCAGCCTTCCTGTGGTGACCGACGGACGAGTGCCTTTCCAGCCGTTAGCCGGGGGGCTGAATCAGGCAGCTGATTTGTTCTCTTCTGGCTTTGGAGCGTACTCGCTGCAGCAAGCAGAGACCTATCCTCGCCGCAGAGGAACCATTAGCTGGTACGACAAAGGGCATTCCGACCGTTGGACGCGCCGAAGCTTCTTGCATCAGCTCAGAGGCAGAGACGGAGCCTTTTGGCTTCCTACAGGCCAGAGAGATCTCCCTCTCGCTGCTGCCATTGATTCTGCAGACCTGACTATAACAGTTGCTCCTTGCGCAAGCAACGCAGACATGGTTGGCCGTCGCATCGTGATCAAAGAAGGATCTAACTTGGTCATCAGAGAAGTCGCTGCAGCTGCAGATGACGGCGACAATCAAGAGCTTTCGATCGCATCGACTGGTGTGGATTTCACCTCATCCGCGATAGTGAGTTTAGGCATCAAGTCGCGCTTGGATTCTGATCAGGTCGAGATCTCTTATCAATTCGCCGCAGGAGGCCTTGCAGCCTTTTGTGCAGTCCCTGTGATTGAGGTTCCTTAATGGCTTTCTCTACATACTTGGGGCAAGTGTTCGGCAAGAGGGCTGTGTGGATTTACCGGATCTCCATCCCCGGCGTTGCGACTTACCACATAACCAGCCGGGGCAGAGATTACGCTTCCGGAACAGGCAAACCGGATGCGACCTTCCTATCGACGACGAACTGGACTTCAACTGCGATCTTGAACGGAGGCGTGACTCAAACCACCAGAGCCGATAGGGCTGAGGTTAAGGTAAGCCTACCAACCACAGGCGCTATCGCTCAAGCAATCCTAGCGTACGACGGCCAAGGCGACATCACCGTCGGCGTATGGCAGACCTTCGCTGGAGATCCAGATGAAGAGTACGCAGTCAAGTTCGTCGGTCGCGTAGTCAACGTGCAGCCCGGATTGCTGGTCACCTCTTTGATCTGCGAAGAAGGCTTCACTGTCATGTCGCGTTCCAGCGTGGCGCAAGTCATGCAAAGGCTTTGCAGGCATGCCCACTACTTCACTACAGACGATGGCGGCGGCTGTGTGCTAGACGTCAATGACTGGAAGCAGGCAGTGTCGATCACGGCCGCAGCTGGACGGATCATAACTGTTCCGCTTGCGGCGTTACAGCCGGACGGCACTTTCACTGCTGGCATACTGTTCTGGGGCGGTGGAGAGTATTTCGTGCAAGCTCACGTCGGCTCTTCCTTGACGCTCGAAGCAGTCCCGACCGGCCTAGCAGCTGCAGTTCCGGAAGCCGCAGACCTCGTTCCGGGGTGCAATCTGACGCCGGACGTTTGCTTGGCTACGTTCGACAACATCGAGAATTATGGAGGATTCTGGTGGATGACAGAGACTCCATTTGACGGAAGGGCTCTTGGCTGATGTGGTGGCGTTTGATCCTTGGCGTGGTTCTGAACCTCGTAGCTTCCTTGTTCGTCAAGCCCCCGGCCGGTCCTACCGCGTCGAAGCTTTCGGACTTCGCTATTCCCAGAGCAGATGAAGGCGCTAGATTGTTCGACTTCGCGGGAACTGTCTGGCGCAAAGATCCTCACGTGGCATGGTATGGCGACTTCTGGACTTCCCCGATCAAGAAGAAGAACAAGAAGAAATGACGATCATCAAACTGCAGGACTTTCGTCATCCTAGCTCGCGCGTGTGCCTTGACGCTCGCCACCTGTTCTTCTCTCCGTACGGCTTGGACTGGAGACGCTTTTGCCGTGAGGGCATGACAGTGGATGAACTGCGCAGTCCGGGACAGCATCTGGACTTGATCGACCGGCTGGAAGCAGTCGCCAAGGAACGTGAGGCGCGTAATGGGTAGCAGCAAGAAGCAGACGATCGGGCACAAGTACGGCGTTGGCATGCATATGGTTCTTTGCCGCCAGATGGACGCACTTCTGTCCATCAAGCTTGCCACCAAGGACGCTTGGCACGGCTATATAGCTTCCGGCAGGGGGACTGTTAAGAAGCCAGAACTGTTCGGCGGAGACAAGCGAGAAGGCGGCTTCGATGGGCAGTTCGACGTGCTTAGCGGCGACCAAGCTCAACCGGTAAATGATTATTTGGCGTCGGTTCTTGGCACGTTGACTTCAGCGTACCGTGGCGCGGTTTCGTTGGTTTGGCGCAGGCCTTACATCGGAGCAAACTCGGCCAGACTTCCTGCGATGGAATTCAAGCTGATAAACGTCGCTGGCGTCCATCGCGGTTGGCTCCCAGAAAAGGCAGTCATCGGGGCTGAAGGTTATACCAACGGAGCATCGATCTACATTGCGATTGACGCTTCCGGTTCCATGACTTTGGCTATGATGGAAACTCAAGGAGCGGCCATAGCTGATTTCATTCGGTCGATGGTTGGCACCACCAACTCTGTGAAAATCGTCGCTTACAACGGAACGATAGAAGCCAGCATGGCTCGCTACGATTGCGAAGACGCCGACTATGAAGCTTTGGCTAGCTGGGTCGAGAACTACACCGAAAGAAGCGCAGGGACGGATTGGACCGTTGCAGTATCCGAAGCAGCGGCTTTCTATAGCGCAGACAACACTTTGGAGCGTAGGATTTACGATGGCAACCTGTTTAGCAGCGTGAGCTATGCAAGCTGGTTTAGCACTCTAGGGGCTTCGCGAGATGAGGGTCGCCGCAAGGTTCTTGTGCTAACCACAGACGGAGAGCCGACCCCCGCTACTGTTGCTCCGGCCATCGCAGCCATAGACGCAATCGGCGGCGTGGAAGTGTTCGCTTTCAACATAAACAGCTCCGATACAACCTACGCCGAAATGATCGACAACACGCCTGCCGATGGCGTTCCTGTCGTGGACGGAGGAGACGCGGGGGAGATATCTGCTGCGCTAGCCAACACGATCCTCTCTTGGGCCGACATGAATCCTGCTCACATCATCCGCTGCCTTTGGACCGATCCAATGCGCGGGGGATCAGCAGAAGAGAGTGAAATAGGCGACAGCTTTGCTGAGGCTGCAGACCTTTTCGTTACGGAGAAGTTCGGCCTATCTCCTCAGTTCAACGGCTCAGGTTCCGTCGAATCAGATCGTCTGGATGTCGAGCGTCACGTCGATGCAGTGTCGTACCGCAGCCGCAGGACGGGGAAGATCGAGCTGAAGGCAATCCGCAACGATTACAGCGTCGAAGATCTTCAAGTGCTCGATTCTTCCATCGTGTTGGAATGGTCAGGGCTTGAGAAGGCCCTTCGCAGCGAAGTGCCAAACCAGCTGACGGTGGTGTATACTAAGCGTGAGAATGGTGAGACTGCAAGCGTAACTCGCACGAACGTCGCCGGAGTTCGCCGAGCAGGCAGGGTCATACCAGGAGACCCTGTTGAGTACCTTTCGATTACTACTGCAGATCTTGCTACTCGCGTATGCTTGCGCGACCTGTCTGTGCAAGACCGGCCGCTTTTGGCTGGCCAGATTACGTTGGCTTATCTTCCCCCGGATCTGGAGATTGGCGAGCCTTTCATCATAAACGAGCCGATCCTCGGCATCAACAATGTCGTAGTCCGGATCATCGAATCGCAAGAAGGCGACGGCCGGGACAATTCTGTTGTGGTTCGCATCAGCGAAGACCGTCACGCTCTTCCCGTTTCTGCTACCACCGGCACCGCGACGCTTCCCCCGGCTGTTGTCATCCCGAGAGCAGAACCATCTCCTTACCGGATCGTCGAAGAGGCACCCTACTACTTGATGGTTCTCGACCAGACGCAGGCCGAAGTTGATGACGCTCTGGCAACGGAGCCGGACCTTGGAGTGCTGCTGGCTACTGGCACCAGAACTACGCCTGCTCATCGCGACATGACTGTCGCAGTAGACGCTGGCGGGGGTTACCAAGATGAAAGCGAAGCTCAATTCGTGACCTCTTTGCTCACTCTGTCCGCTCTTACGTCGGAAGCTGACGACGTGGTGATTACAGTTGCAGCAGACGACGCCTTGGATGGCGTAACAGCGAACAGCCTCGCTCTTGTTGGCACGGAATTGATGCGGGTTGATGCCATGGCAGAAAACCTTCTGGACCCCGCAAACGTCGATGTGACTTTCGGAAGAGGTTGCCTAGACACGGTTCCCATTGCTCATGCCATAGGATCACGGATCGTCTTCTTGCAAAACGCCGATCCTCGCGAAACTCAATATCTTGCTGCAGAAACGATCGACGTGAAGCTGCTTACCAACTTGATAGAAAACACGTTGACTCTTGCTGCCGCGCCGGTCGACAGCGTCACTTTCGATAGCCGCGCCATCCGGCCATATCCGCCCGGTCGTTTCAAGCTTAACGGCTCTTACGCTCAGGACCAGTTTACTGCTGACGTCGTGCTGACTTGGGTCGGCAGGGATAGGACTTTGCAAACGACCCCCGTGCCGGAAGACCACGACGACCTTGGCATTGGCCCAGAAGTCGGCACGACTTACAGAGTTCGCGTTGAAGCTTTGGACGCCTCGCTTGCAATCATTTCTACCGTGACTGACACAAACGTCGGTAGCGCCGTCACGTACGATTGGGACGATGCCACCGTGTTACCTTCGGGAACGGACCGAATAAGGTTTCGTGTAACGTCGGTGCGGGGCGGTTACGAAAGCTGGCAAAGCCCGAATCTGACCACCATGATTTTGTTGCCCCCCGGCGACTTGACTGCAGAGGCGTACTGATGGGTATCATCTTAGACTGGACAGACCCGAATAGCGGAATCCGCCAAGAGGACGAGGTTCGGATATACCGCCACATAGCGGCTTTCGATGCCGACAGTTTGCCGGCAATCCTGGCGACGCTGCCAGCCGACACTGTCACCTACGACGACACAGCGACTCTGGGGGGAGTTTCGTACTGGTACGCTGTCGCCTACGAAAAGAATGGCGTTTTGGCAATGGACTTTACCGGTGAAGTGGTGGCCACCGGGGCGGCTGATCCTCATTTGGCTTTCGTCAAATTCATCCAGAACGAGTGGACTTCGCTGACGACGGCAGAATATCCTCCGGCGCAGGGCTATACTGCTTTGGGTACGCCAGTCATCAGCAGCATCGTTCAGCACGACGGGTTAGACACGTTATTGCTGAATGCCACCAACGCACTACAGCTGACAGGGACTTCTTCTACCCTTAGTATTGCAAACACGACAGACTTCTGCATGGAAGCTTGGGTTTACTGCACCGGGTCCGGACTCGTCAACAGCTTCTTCAACAAGCGGGATGGCGGTGGGGCAGAAGAGTTCACCGTCGGCTTCACAGCGACTGCGTTTATTGAACTAGCAACGTTCAGAAGTGGGTCCGTGAACAAGCAGGTACTCAGCAACGCCGCAGTTGCCCTAAGCACGTGGCACCACATCGCCGTGGTCCGCGAGAGTTCTCAGCTGCGAATGTACGTCAATGGCGTTGTGCAGACAGACGTTGAAACAGAAACGCTGACGCCGTCCGCCAACGCGACGGCTGTGTGGTTAGGGAACGATGTTTTCAATAGCACCCGCAGATTCCGAGGAAACTTCGGGCCAATGCGAATCACCCACGGCCACCACCGTTATGACTCCGACTTCACTCCCGAGAGAACCTTCCCGACTTCGTAAACCAAGCCCTCAAACTTAAGGAAACATTATGAAAGAAGCCCTTACAAACGCAGCCCAAGATTGGATGGTTCTATTATTGGTTGGAATGGGAGTGAACATGGCACCCCATGAGTTCTGGAGTGGTCTGTTTCTAGC